GAATAGGTTACTCTGTTTTGAGCGAAAGAATAAGGGAATTGCACGTAGAAAAACACGGTGCAATTGGCATTTCAAATGTAAAAGAATTGATTAAATATTGTAAAGAAATGAACTGGATTGTTCAAGACGGAAACCGCGCAAATTATTTTATCCACGAATTTAAAGAGTAGGAAAATTCTACAAATAAGGGTTAAGGGTTAAAAATACAATTTTAATTTTTAACCCGATAGAATTGTAAGAAAGTTCGCTTGGTTCACTATTCAAGTGTTAAAAAAAGATGCTTGTCGTCGATTCAATTATTAATAATGCAAACAATTAACATAAATAACAAAGGTATTCTTAATGAAATCAATTTTCAACCCAATAAATTCGCAAACAGTTATAGGGTTAAACGCCCCTTATAAGGGGGCGTTTAACCCTATAACTATAATTTTTAAACCTATGAAACAAAATCACCAATTATCAGCAGACGTAAAATTAAAAGTAATAGCAATTAATAAAATTACTTTTAAAGAACACGAAACTTTTATGACATATCACGAATGGATCAACCTGAACAAGTCTTCTAAATTTTATTATAAAGCAATAGCAAGATGAAAACAACACAACAAATAGCAAAAGCAACAGGATGCACTTACGATGCAGTGTATAGAGCTGTTCTAAACAACAAACTAACACCGGTTAGTTACGAAGATAAATTTAGAATGTACGGACAATCACAAATAGATTTCATATTTAAAATCCTTTACTTTGGACGTAAAATGAATTTCATAACCTACGAATCAAAACTAAACGATCCTAACTTTGATTGCCCTGAATTATACTCCCGTGAAAATTTTATTAGTGCAGGCAATATTATTAAAAAATAATTCGTAATTTTGTTTATTATGGCAAGACCTCACGGAACAAAGAACATAGAAACTCCCGAAAAAATGTGGAAATTATTTTTGGCCTACAAAGAAGAAGTCAAAAGCAAACCTATAACTGTAAAAGATTGGGTAGGATCAAACGCAAATCCTGTTATTAGAGAAAAAGAAAGACCTTTATCGGTTGATGGTTTTGAATGTTGGTGTTATGACAATGAAATTATAAGCGATTTAAGTCAATATTTTGCAAACACAGAGCAAAGATACACAGATTATCAAACTATCTGTTCACGTATAAGAAAAGCGGTAAGAAACGACCAAATCGAGGGAGGAATGGCGGGGATATACAATCCAAGCATAACACAACGGTTAAACAACTTAGTTGAAAAAACCGAAGACATGACCCAACAACAACCCAAAACAATCACAATCAAATATAAACGAGATGAAGAAGTTTAAATATTCTTTATTGTTATTTAGAATAAATCCAAAGAGAGACACAGTATCTTGTTTTTATATGTTTTGTATTAGCTTTTGCACGTTTAAAATCGAAAGACAAACTTTTAATCTTAACGAAGTACCCTTGAAAATTGTGGTTAAATTTTATAAAGGAGTTACTAATGACTATCAAAAAAAATATAAATTATGAAAAATTTACTATTGTTATGTGTTTTATTTTTAGTTATAAGCTGCTCAAATGACGATGAACCAGTCAATAAATGTGGTAAAATAACAGTAAAAGGGTGGGATTATATGCAGGGTTACTTTTTTAAATTAGACAATAAAAAAGAAATGATTTTAGTCTCCGCCGAAACTTATAATAAAAACCAATTGAACCAAGCCTATTGCAAATGATTCAGAATATAGAATTTGAGGAAGGGATATTCAATGAAATATATTTTGAAATAGACAAAATATTTAATGACGATTCAATTCGTTTTGGTTTTATCTATGGAGGATCTTCTAGTTCAAAGACGTTTTCATACGTGCAGCGTACGATTGTATTTATGCTGGAAGGTAATAACAACAACACGCTTATATTTCGAAAGTTTTCAACTGATATTGACAATTCAATCTTTGAGGACTTTAAGCGTATTATTTCAGATTGGCGACTAAACGACTACTTTAAAATCCAAAAGCATTATATTGAATGTAAGCTCACAGGATCATACACCGTATTCAAAGGATTAGACGACAGCGAAAAAATTAAAGGTTTATCCGGGTTTAAAAAAATATGCATGGAAGAGTTTAATCAATTCGAATACTCGGACTTTAAGCAGGCTAAGAAACGTTTAAGAGGTTTGAAAGGACAGCAAATAATCGGTATATTTAATCCGGTAAGTGAAATGTCTTTTATCAAAAAGGATATCTTCGACAAAGAAATATTCACTAACCTACCATCAAAGATAACCGAAAAACAAATAAATAGCACTGGCGACACTGTTATCCTTAGAACGTGTTACATAGACAATATTTGGATTGTTGGAGATGGCAAAGGCGGTGGATTCATTGATACGCATGTTGTAGCAGACTTCGAAAGGGACAAAATTAACGATCCAAATTATTACGACATTTACGCATTAGGTAAATGGGGCAAACTTAGAACAGGGGGGGAGTTTTTAAAGAATTTCAAAGCGGATCAACACGTTGGAAAATATCTATACAACCCGGAAGAACCTTTGCACCTTGTATTCGATGAAAATGTACTGCCATATTTGACCTGCAATGTATTTCAGTACTACAATAGTAATATAATTCAAATAGATGAGATAATGCTAAAAGACCCTCGAAATACTTTGAAAGATACTTGCGAAGAGTTCTTGGAGCGATACGGAACCAACAGACAAGGGCTGTTTATTTATGGCGATGCAACCAGCAGGAAGCGTGATACTAAACTACAGAAAGGGCAAAACTTTTTTAAAATGATTATGACGTATTTATCAATTCAAAAACCTACATTCAGAGTGCCACAAGCCAACCCGAGCGTTATAATGTCACGTAATTTTACAAATGAATTATTGCGGGGTGGTATTGATGATTTATATTTGATGATTGATGCTAGTTGTCGTAATTCAATTAACGATTATCAATATTGCACAGAGGACGAGGACGGCAAAGTAAACAAGAAAGTTATCAGGGATAAAACCACAGGGCAATCGTATCAGGAATACGGCCACGCAACCGACTGTTTACGTTACATTTTGACCGCATTATTGCTAGAACGCTATAAGAAATACGTAAGAAAATGATATTTGGAATCAGACTAAAACATTATCAACGGTTATTAGCTTTAGGCGACAAAGCAAAGGGTAATTTTTGGATTAATCGACTGCTATTAAAGCAATCGAACAAACGATTTAAGACTAAGAATATCGAACAATTGACCTTTACAGATTTTGTCGATGCAGAAAGATTTTTAGAAGATTACGATTTTTATAATTTTTGTAGTATATTTGTGAAGCGTAAATGGGGGCAAACTATTTACGTTCATAATCTTAAGTCTATCGTAGAAGACTTCGGCAACCAAAAGGCATCGTTAAAAGAAAAGTATTACTATATCTTTGATCCACCGCAATACGGAGAGCTAGCAAAGGAATCGATAGGCACGGAAGTACGAAAAGATTTCGTTAATGAGTTTGGTAATTGGGTGGTATTGATGGATTTAGTTTGCAAAGGTCAATTAGTTAATTATAAAAAGGTAGAGAAATGGAAGCTAGAGGAATTTTTATTCTGGGCAAATTATTTATCAGGTCAGAAAATAATAGAAAATGTCAAATAAATTCAGCATACTTACAAATTATTTAGTTTCGATATTCGATGCTAATACTCTAGTTAATACAATTTCTTTGCGTGAGGATGACGTGATTGATGTGGAAAAAGAAAACGTTTATCCTTTGGTATCGATGCGACTTATTGAAAGCCCGCCTCCTCAGCAGAATTTAAGACAATTTAGTTATTCGTTTGAAATTGTTAATCAAAGAGACGACACTAAAACCGCAACCCCTAGCAAATTATTAACCGACACAAACTATATTGACAATATAGGCGTTTGTGATTCAATAGCAAACGATTTTTTATTAGAGATATTAAAAACGCACAATGAATTTGATATTGATGTAATTGAAGATTCTTTGTCCGATTTCGAGCCAGTAGGTAAAGACGATCGTAATTGTTTGGATGGTGTAAAGTTTGAATGTACATTTAGTTTGCATCAAAATGCCATATAGTGACGCTGAAATAAGGCAGTATATTCGTGAGGTTGTAAGAGAAAGTAAAAAGACAGCTAATGTAGATACGGGGTTTTTGAAGCGTTCGATTAAAGGGGCATTGATTGGGCGAAATAAGTCAATCGAATTTAGAGAGGTGTTTTATGGTGTTTACAATAAAAACTCAAAGTTAGTCGAAAACGCTAAAAAGATGCTCCCAAAAGATTTAGTTTGGACGGTTGTTTTTGTCGATGAAGATGGTAATGAAGCGCAAATCGAAGGTAAAACAAGAACAGGGAGAAAAATATCTCGGAAGGAAATAGGAAGCCAAAATATATCGAGCAAAAACATAAAGGCATTAATAGCATCAATAAAAGCACGTGGCACGAAGAAAGACGATACAGGAAAAGAAAATCGAAGCGACGATAACGAAGCACCTTAACGAGTTAGGGCGAAAAATTACAGTTTTAGCAGGGCGTAATTCGAAAGTAAGTAAGCTACAAAAAGACCACCTTAGAGACAGTGGGAACTATCGCGTGAAGCCTTACAATGTTTTGACTGTATCACAAAACTATTACGGTAAGTTTAACACACCGAAAGGGAAGCCCACGACACAGGACAGAGACAGATTGAAAGATACCCCGATGCAAAATTCTATTAGAGAAAATACAGAGGATGGGGTAAAAGTTTTGATAAAAGATTTAGTAACTTTGTTAAAAAGTCCGATAGTAACCAAAAAATAAAACCGTGTAAAGATGCACGGAACTTTACAAAATGCTAGCAACACCAACACTCACGAATATAGATTCCAAAGCAAAGATATTCTTTGCTCAAAGTCCAATCCATTTTAATTTACAAAACGATGCGTTAGACGCTTCGATTCAAAAAATAACAGTTGAGGTTTACATTTGGAGAGGGTTTCAAGCAGCCGACTTGCCGACAGCTCCGAGCGTGGTTTTTAATAACATACCTAAGATTTCGCCTGATGATAATTATATAGCTATTGAAATTCACAACGAAGTCAAAGCATTTATAACCTCATCAAACCTAAACAAGAACAACCCACAATGGGCATACAATACAACCGATGTTCCAACAACAGCAGGTGAGGGATGTTATTTTCATATTGTTTACAAAGTTGACACAGAAACAGTCAAGCAATTAGGAACTTACTTTGCAACCACTGGCTATCGCTACAACTTCGAACAAACAGGCGGTAATTACACAGGGTATCAAAACGTCGAAACGTTCAGGAAGTATGCGAAATCGATAAATTATGCTGCATACGATTTTGATTTGACAACAGTAGTTGCAACTTCATACTCAGGGCGTGGGGAAAATGGTGTTATTTGGGAAAACCCAATCAATCCAAGCGTTAGAGAAACTCAAACGGGGGTAAAATCATTGATAGCTTACGTAAATCGTTTAGGGTTGTGGGATACTTTTACCCCATTTGGGAAGTTTACTGAATCAATAGACACGAAAAGAGACGAGTTTAATAGTTCTTTTCGCGATCCTTTGAACGTAAACAGCCAGATTCAACACCTTAAACAAACAGGCGCACCGAGAGGAACAAGAAAATTTACTATTAACACGGGATTAATTGACGAAAACAATAATTATCAAGTGCGTGAAATCCTGCAAAGTTCAAAAGTTTACTTAGTTATCTTTAATGATGATGTATTTTTGACAGCCAGTACAGGGCTTACAATCGATAGTACAGTAGTCACTATCGATGATACAAGCATTACAATTGACAGCGATACAGTTACGATTAATGACATAGGATTCTATTCTAAATTCGTGCAAATTCCAGTAAAAAACTTAACTACAAATTTCTTAAAGAAAACTAGATTAAATGATAAAAGTTCAATATCTTATACACTTGAATTTGAGGAAACAAATAATTTTATAAATGATATTCAATAATGGTTTCACTATTTATAAAATATTCGGACAATAATTTTTATCTTTTAGATTTAGATCCGAGCGAGGCTATTAATTTTAAGGTAACAGTAAAAGACTTAAACGATATTACTAAAGTATTTTCTCCCTTTACGCAATCTTTTAAAATCCCTGCCACAGATAAAAATAAAAGATTGTGCGGTTTTATTGGTAATGAAAAAACTTTGAAGCTAAACAATGCGGGAGAGTTCGATTCAATGATTTATATTTCGGGGTTTCTTTTTCAATCTGGCAAACTTACATTCGAACAATCCGATTATGAATTTCAAGACCAAAAAGAATTTCAAGCAACATTTGCTTCTAACCTTTCAAGTCTAACAGACAAGCTAGGTGAAACCACTATTCAAGAATTGTTCCAAGATATAGACGGCAATTTCGACCCACTTGTAAATACTATTTGGGATAAAAATATATTGAAAGCGAGAATGGGAGGGGTTAAAAGTAATACATTGTCCAATGGAATTGTTTTTAAGTTTGGTATTCCTTTTATTTCAAACAATAGAGTTTGGAATTACAATGAAAGCAATTTGTCAATAGTTGACAATATTGCTTATAAATTGACAAAAACCACAACCGATATTAATTTCATAAACCTTAACGAAGTTCGTCCTTCGGTCAATTATATGTCAATAATGGAACACCTACTTTTAAAAATAGGAACCCCAGTAATTTGTCCAATATTCGAAAAATCGGAAGTTAACGACTTGTTTGTTTGGTGTAATTCTGAAAGTTTAGTCGTGAATAATGCGGTCGCTTTTCCTTTAGTTGATTATTCAGCTATTTATAAATATAGATTCGATACCAAAGATGAAATCATAGGGGTTTCACTTCCAACAGTTCCAAAGTGGACGGTAACAGAAATAGCAGGTTTTTTTAAAATTAAAAGAAATCAATCCGCCCCATATCAGGATAAGTGGAGCGATGGCATTGATATAATGATTACTTTTAATGGGTTGGTTGCTGTCGAAGGAACAGAAACAAAAGTAAAAGTAAATATTAGAAGAACAACAGATAATTCAATCTTAAACAGTCAAGAAATTACTGGCAACTTTTTTAGTTGGAGGTTAATCGACAATACAAACGGAACTACTCAGCTAGATGCGAACGGTGAAATATATTTAAAAGTTGAGGTTTTGCCTTTGATTTTAGTCAAATGGGATAACATTCGGGTTGCAACTTTGCAAAAATTCAGAAGAGACAAAAAGACGCTTGGGGTTAATTTAGTAACAAGAGCTTCTTTTGCCTCTGAGTCAAACAACTTTGCTAATTCAGAAGATTTAGGAGGGAATAAATTAAACCTAATTAGTTGTTTACCTAAAATGAAATGTGTGGACTTTTTAAAATCATTTTTCAAAACTTTCAATGTTTCAGTAATTAGTACAGGTTTACAGGATCAATCTATGTATTGGGTTACGCCTGAGAATTTGAAAGAAATTAATAAACCATATTCAAAAAGAATAGTCGATTATACACAATTTACAAATATAGCTAGCTTATCAAAGAAAAAAGCAAATCAATACAATCAATATTCGTTTAGTCATTTTAATTCTAAATATTACGAAGCTAATTATGGCAACGGCACTAAGTTTGGTGAGTTACAATATCCCGGAACACCTCCTACAAAACCCACTAAATTTGAGGTAAAAACAGATTATTCTATTTTAAAACAATCAAATACTTTTCCGCACCCTTCAACGGCAAAGACTTGTTTAGGCTTTGCCAACGAGTCTCCAACAGTAAACGATCAGGGAGGTAACAGGTTTAAACCCGTTTATGAGGAATTTACAATTTTTTATTTAGAATCTAAAGAAATTAATTTTAACCCAATAAGTTTGGAAAATTTACCAACTCAGAATAATCGATTAGATTCTATACTAGAAGCAAGTTTTAAATGTTCAAACAAAAAAACTTTGGCTTTTGGAGCAGAGGGTACGGACATGGGTAGTTTATATTTGAATTATTACGATGAATTTATTGAATTGCTTTTAAGCACAAACGCTTATAAATCTGAATTTAATTTAATTTTACCGCCAAATGAAATCTTTTTGAACTTCGCCAATCTGAAACAAGGCGAAAGTAATATACCTAATGGCTTCAGACCACAAAATGAAATCATAATTGGCGAACAGAGATATAAATTAGTAGATTCTACTATTGATTTAACAACAGGAAAAACAAAATTAACATTGCTAAACTTCTAAACAATGGCCGACGAACAAGAAAATATTAAATTAAATTTTGACAGCAACGCAAAAACGGTTGCTGGCGATGTTAATAAGTTATCAGCATCGATTGAAAGTACCACAGCATCGACTAACGAAAACAATCAGGCAGTTGAACAAGGGAATCAATCTTATAAGACTTTCAAAACACAACTACGAGAGGCAAATCAAGAGTTGCAAAAGTCAATACAGTTGTATGGCGAAACGTCAGCCGAAACTGTAAAAGCAGCTAAGGCGGTTGCTGAATTAAAAGATCAAATGGGATTTGCTAAGGATTTGTCAGAGCAGTTTAACCCCGACCAAAAAATGAAAGCGCTTGGCGCAGCTACGCAAGTAGCAGGTACAGGACTTCAAGGAGTTACTGCTGGTATGGCTTTATTTGGCGACCAATCAAAGGACACACAAGCACAATTATTAAAGGTACAGGCCGCTATGGCTTTTAGTGATGCGTTGAGTAATTTATCAAACATTGGCGACCAATTTTCTATTTTAAAAACGACTGTTACCGACGTTTGGAAAAGTTTAACAACGGTAAAAACATTAGATAGTGCAGCAACGGCAGTTAATACAGGCGCAGTAGTAGCGAACACTGGGGCAGTAGTAGCTGAAACAACAGCGGTAACAGGTTCAACTGTAGCTACAACTGCAGCGACAATAGCGACTAATATTTGGAACGCGTCGCTGGCGGTTGCACTAGCACCGATAACATTAATAGTTGCAGGTATTGCAGCATTAGTTTTAGGAATTGGATATTTGACGGGGGCGTTTGGAGACTTTTCAGGGGAGCAGTTAAAAGCGGAGGTCGCTAATAAAAAGATGTCTAATTCTATTGAAGCACAAGAAAGGGCATTTAAGAAAAATAACGAACAACTAGAATTAAGTCAAAGCAGAACGTTAGGACTTGCAAAGGCACAAGGGCAAAGCGTTGAGCAAATCCAAAAATTAGAAAACGCACTAATTAATCAGGAGGTTGCAGAAAAGCGATTGAATGCGGTAAAACTGCAATCGATATTTATTGAAGCTAGTCGAATTTCAGGGTTAGAAGATGCTACTGATTCACAAAAGAAAACAACTGAAAAAGCTTGGGAGGCTTTCAAAAAAGCAAATGAAAACTACAACGATAGTTTGACCGAAAGAAAAAAAATCGCTATTAATCACGAAATCGAAATGGCTTCCGAAAAGAAGCAAGCAGATGACAGGGCGGCTGAAAAAGCAAAAGAGCGTAGAGAAAAGGCACAAGAGGAGGCAAAAAAAGCATCTGAAAAAGCGAAAGAAGATGCTATAAAAGAAAAAGAATACTATATTAAAAGAGCCAATGAATTTGAGGAGGCTCAGGCAGAAATAGAGTTTAACAAAAAGCAAAAAGAAAAAGAAGATAAGGAAAAGGAATATAATGATGGTTTGCAAGCGCAAGCCGACAAAGCAAAAACAGAAAGCGATATAGCAAACAACGCTGCCGAGGAAAAGAAAAGACGGGAGGAGGTTATTTTTCAGCAAGAGGAGGTTATTCAAAACGCTAAATTAAGCCTAGCAAATCAGGCTGTTAATTTATTCGGACAAATATTTGGCAAGTCTAAGAAAGCACAAAAAGCATCATTACTAGCTAGTAATGCAGTTGGTTTGGCTGAGGTTGTAATCAATACACAAAAAGCGGTAAGTGCAGATATCGCTGTTCCATTTGGAGCTGGATTGCCTAAAGTCCCTATTGACATAGCGAGTGGTTCGCTTGGGGCAGCATCTATTATAGCAGCAACAGCCAGAGGTTTGAAAGAATTAGGGGGTGGGTCTGTAGGTAATGCGCCATCATTTGGAAGTACAACAGCAGCGAGCGCACCACCAACTGTAGCTTTCAACAATACGGCCGAGAACCAAATTGGGCAGTCGGTAGCGTTGAAAGCAACCGAGCAACCACCGCTAAAAGTCTATGTGGCCGAGAGTGACATATCGAACGCTCAAAATAATGTGAAAGTTTTAGTAAAAAAGAACACGTTTTAATTATTTTTAATTATATTTGCATAGTTGAAAGTCGGAAGTCAACACCTAATCTCATTAACAAGACTCTTTAGAACTGCCGACTCGGTTCTATTGGGTCTTTTTTAATTTATATAATATCATTAAAACAAGAATTGAATTGATTGGAAAAGAGGAAGCTATTAATTATTTATCTTTAAACAAAAAAAACAGACCTCTTAGACAAGTAATTGTAGACAACTATGCGCTAGAAATGAAAAGAGGAAATTGGAGGAAAAACACTGGCGAAGGAATTAAATTTTGTAAAAAAGGTTTTTTAATTGATGGGCAACATCGATTAAGTGCTATATTGCAATCTGATAAAAAATTCAATATGCTAGTAATTTATGATATTGAAGAAAATGTTTTTGATGTTTTAGACACGGGTAAAAATAGAGGGGCAAGTGATGTTTTTGCTTTAAGCGAAATTCCTAATTATGCTCAAACATCTACTATTGTTAAAGAGTATATTAGCTTTTCCGAAAGCAGATTTTATAAAACAACAGCAAGGGAAATTTTAGATTTGTCAAACTCAGGATTGTTAAAAAAATACAATGAAAACCCAAACCGATTTAATGAAAACACAAAATTAGCTCAAAAATTTTCTAATAAATTGAATCGTGTAATGTCAGTTACAAACATAGGTTCTTTTTTATTAATGTTTTCTGATAAAAACGAAAACGAAGCTATCGACTTCTTTGAGAGGCTTTGCGGCATCAAACATAATGATGTTATAGTTATTGATTTGTTACTGGATTTTTTAATTAAAGATAAAATTTCAAATAAAAAAAGTTCAACTAATTTAAAATATGCCTACATTATAAAAACTTGGAACGCTTATAGATTGAAAAAGGAATTAAAACTTTTAAAATTTGATGATACAAAAGAAGAATTTCCTATTATTTTGTAATTAGTATTAAATAATTACTTATATTTGTTGCAAATAAACGTGTGAAGATGCACGTTACCAAAAATTAGCAACGTGAAAACCTTTAAATTTAGACAAAATACAGCCTATACTATTAATTTAGTATAGGCTTTTTGTCGTTGTATTTATATGAAAAGATACGAATTGAAATATACGAAAGGAGAAACAGGGGTGTTCAGAATGAGTACAGTTGAAAGTCCTGCTATTGGTGCAACGTTGGTAATGTTCGACGACGAAAATAAACTTTTAGAGTTTGCAGACGATGAAAAGCAAGTGATTTATTCAGTGGCAATGCGTCCTAATATTTTAATCCCACGCAAGAATATAAACGGAGAGCCATCAATGGTCTTTTATACAGAGGAAACCGTTTCAGATTTACAGCAAAATTTCTTTAAAAACAATTCACACAACGGAGCCACAATTAACCACGATAAGAATATTCGTAATGATATCTACGCTTTTGAAAGTTGGATTGTTTCAGATCCCGAAAGAGATAAAGCAAAACTTTTAGGAATGGCAGTTGAAAAGGGCGATTGGGTACTCGGCCAAAAAATTGACAACCCTGAAGTGTGGAATGATATTAAAAGTGGAAAGCTAAAAGGCTTTTCAATCGAAGCTTATTTAGAACCAATATTAACTAATACAAAAACAGAAATGACAACAGAAGAGATCGATGCCAGAATTAAGGCTATTTTAATGGAAAGCGAAGAAGAAAAAGCCGCTAAGTTAGCAATGGAAGCGACACTACCTGCGCCAGCAGATGAAGAGCCGAAAGAACCTGAAATATCAGGCGAAGCAATGCAATCGAAAATTAAAGAACAAGAAGCTGAAATTAACGACTTGAAAGCTAAATTGGCAGAATATGAAGCTAAAGAAACTACAATGTCGGAGGAATTGGCAACAGCTAAAAAAGTAGCTGTTGAAATGGGAGAGGAATTGGCAAAAGGAATTAAACCAAATCCAACCACACCACAAAAGACATATTCTGAAATGAGCAACGTCGAAAAAGCAAAATACAATCGAGGAAAATTATAACCCAAAAAACAATATTAAATAATGGCAATTACATACACAGGCACAAAAACAGAAAAAGGCGAATATGCCGAAATCGTACAAGAAATTTACGCAGATTCTCCTTCATTTAGAGGTGAAACTATCGAAATCGTAGAAGGTCATATATCAGGAATGGATATTTATGAGAGTTCAGCAGAAATCACTTTCACCGATGCAAATTATGGCCCCGTAACAGCGGACAACGTAAACTTGAAATCTCAAAAATCTACCGTAAATTTAAAGACTTTCAACGTTGAAGGTTTCGTTGACGAGAGTTCTTTGAAAGGCACACGTTTTGAAAAATCAATGAAATTAGGAGCTTTTAATGTAGTCTCGGATGAGTTCGACCAAAAAGTATTAATCCAAGTACAACCAGCGACAAGTGCTAAACTTGAATCTTGGTTATGGAATGGAGCAACACAAGCAACAAAAGATGCAATTGCAGCTTTGGTAGCTGGAGCAGCTCAAGGAAGTATCTCAGCAGGCGCAAAAACTTTAGTCGCTGCTATGCCATTGACTAAATTCGATTCGATTCCTGCAACTATGTTGTACAACGATTCACAATCAAAAGCAGTTCCTGGAGCAGGTTTAGGAGACTATATCAAAGCAACAGGGACAACCGTTACTACTGCAAACATCGTGGCCGAATACGTTAAGATTTACAACTTAATACCTGATGAAGTATTAGGAATGACAGGCGATATGGCGCCGGTTATCTATGCCCCTAAAGGTAATTACAAATTAATTAAATCTGTAAACAGAGTACAAGGTGCAGCGTTACAAGAAAATTTTGTTGGTAATTCGTTCAATGATATGTATTTCAACGATGTTAAAATTATCTTCGTTGACTTGGTAGGATTTATAATTGCAGCACAAAAAGGTAACTTGAAATTAGTTATGGATTTGTTATCAGATTCAAGCCAATTGATTATCGAAAAAGAGGCAAATGCTTCAACTCGTAGGATATTGAAACTTATCAACTCAATGACAACTTGGGTAGTGAAACAAAAATGGAACGTTCTTTATAACGGATAATTATGAGCCTAACTAAATCAAGAACAGTAAGCCGTCAAGCCCCTATGAAAGGGGTAAAGGCGGTCGGTATTGCACCATATTTAGCGAGTGCGCCAGTTGTAAACACGGCTACGGGAGTTATAGAACTACCTGGTCACATTACAACGCCAGCGTCAATTGCTAGATTGGAAGTGAAAGCGACAGGAAACAATTTTGTTGAAACGGGGACGTTTGATGAGGCAACTAGAACTAATGAATACGTAGGAGTGAATACTTTCTTTGTTCCGGGCAATGATATTGCTTTGCGTAATGAATTGCAAGGAAATAACGGAGTTTTGAAGACAGTATTCGTAGAAGATTACAACGGAAAAATTTATTGTTTAGGTGCCAAAAACGGCTGCGACATTATGACTATCGTAGGAGGGTCGGATTCGCAAGGATTCACTTTGACAATTAATTCAAAAGAAGCGGAAATGGCTTATGAATTAGCCTCAGCAGGAGTAACTGATTATTTGGATTCTATTTTAGCAACTACTTAATTTCATTTTTAGGTTAATTTTTGAACAACCCTCCTTAGAATTAGGGAGGGTTATTTTTTAACAAATGGATATACTACGAAATAACACCCCCGCAATATTTCAAATAGTACCTCGCAAAACGCTAGATCAAAATTTGAATTATACAATCAAAATCAAAAATGAAACAGCGCAAAAAACGCAAATTATTTCTTTGATTGTTGCTTTGTTACCCAATGAAAATTATCAAGTTACTTTGGCTAGTTTTCCAAACGGTAAAATTGGTGAAAAATTATCTTATGAAATAATTGAATCGGAATCAAAAGAGGTTATATGTTTGGGGAAGATGTTTATTGTATCGAAAAATGAAAGCGTGCAAGATTATACGAGGCAAAACAATAATAAATTTTACAAATGAAATTAAATCATTTTGAATTTTCGGCTTACGAAACAGGAATTACAAAGCC